CATCATGAACGCCTCCCCAGCCGTAAGCCTTGCGCTCGTGATCACCCTTTGCCTGCGAGTGGTGCAGGCTATGGGCAATGGCCAGGTGCATCTTCTCTTCGCTGGCACCGGCGTCCCGCTTTGCCATTGCCAGTCCGCGCGTCTGGCCGCATAGAACACAAGTGCAGCCCACGCCGTGATTGTTGTATGGGTTAGGAGTTGCCGACTTCGCCATTCCCATTCTGGAGTCTTCGTAGAACATTTGTCACCTCTCTAAACTTTTTGCTTGACATCATCGCAGAGTTTGATAAGCTTGGTTCATCGAGGCAACCAGCCTCCCGGAGACGGTAAAATGCAAAACGATGGACGTAGCCCCAGCCAAAACAAGAAAACCTCCAAACACCTCAGCCCTTCAGATGTTCGTCGCCGCGCCGCACGTAAAGCCGAACGCACTGCGCTTGCAGAGCAAGGAATGCTCACCAGAAAGCCTAATACTTTTTCGTACTTCGTCAACCGACTCGATCCGCGCCGGTCAATCTTTGAGTCACAGTTCAAGCAGCAGGATTTGAACAGGTCAATATGCTGCTCGTCGTATGATACAGCCGCGATGGAGCATTCGGGAGGCCGTCTTTCGGTGATGACGTGGTCTGCTGAACAGGTCGCTGCCGAACTCATCTCACAAGGATGGATCAAACTGTGATTCATCGGGAGCCTTTCGCATCCAAGTGGGCGTGATACGAGTCCTGATGGATCAGATTTCCGCCGTAGCCCATCGAAGTTCCACCGTGCTGTAACCAGTATGGCCCAAAATGAGTCTCACGCGAGTTGTCATTGTGCAAACCCTGCGGATGCTCAGCTTGGGCCATATCTCTGAGCCATACCGTCTGTTTGGGGCTGAGATTGCGTACGCCTGGGGGATTGTTTGGTTGCTCTCTTGACATGATCTGGTGAGCCAACCGCATAGCTGTCATTTTCCCAGACTTGCTCTCTTCTTCATCTTTTTTCTGATTCCGAGAATTGACGTGTTGCCCAACCTTGGCAGGACCCTTATCAACCTCACCCCACGTATTGAGATGGACATGGGTTCCGTTCATGGTGATCCATGAGCCGTCTTCATCGTCGGCCTTGTGAAGATCGCCTTGTACCATCCCGATACGTGGATCGTTGTAGAACATTTGTCACCTCGAATGCGGCAGTACGATTTCTACGCCGAAGTTCTGTTTGCTCTGACGTTGCGCCGATGAGCCAGTGATAGTCAAGGTACGATGCGTGATCCAGCACTCTTGCACCAGACCGCCCAGGGTCAAGTCCGCCGTTGGCCCGACCGAATCCTGTATGGCGCTCTCAACCGCATCCGCAAGGTTGTTAATATTTGAGACATTGGTCTCATCTGGAACTTCACCTTGAAGGGAAACGACTGAAATCGTGCAGAGTAGAGATACCCGCGCAGGCGCAAATAGAACGCTACGGTCATAGATTTCACCGGCCTCCATCATGAAGAATGCCGGGTACTGCTCCTCGGCCAGGTCAGTATCAGGAACTGGACGGCGACCGGCGTAGTTGAACGGGCTTGTCGGGGTCACAAGCGCCGCCTTCAACTGTGCGAAGAATGCCGCGTATATCGTTTCGCGTCCTAGTGGGTTTCCCATTACTCTCCCGACTCCTTGATTCCTTCATCGACCGCCTGTTTCAATCGCGCCTCAATCCATGCCCGGTTGGCGTCAAGAGCAGGACCCGCGAACGGCCGCGCCGGGATTGAGACGTGATGCACGAGAACGAAAAGCAGATGCACTATGCCATCCATGACGCCGAACATGTAGACGTTGTTGCCCACGTTTGAAAAGAAGATCCGATCGTAACCGGCGTCCTTGGCGTCCCGCGGAGCGAACCTTGCCACTCCTGCTGGCGTCAGTGCATCTTCCATTGGAATTGCCAGCATGTGGCCATTGGCCGCATCGATCTCCGCACCGAACTCTTGAGCGGGGCCGTACTTCAAGCCTTTCCCGGCCATCATGCCACCGGTCAGGCCGTGTTCATCTTCCTCAACCGGCATTGCCGCCATAGATGCGGCAAGGTTTCCAGACCGTCTCTTGAGTCCTGATTCCTCGAAGTGCTGCTGCCCGTAGCTAGCCAAGTGTTCGCCGATGTTCGCCAGTTGGCGGCGCGCGGCTGTTCTGATGGCAGGACCCATGTGATCCAACCGTGCAGAGAGCCGCTTGCCGCCTTCTAGGGTGATGTCCATGCTTAGCTGGCGACTGCTGCGTTCACAGCGTTGGCGTAGTACCAGATGCCGCCGTGGGCCTCCAAAGAGAGCTGGCTGTTGGCTGTGGCAGCAAGGGTCAGAATGTGCTTGTTGCCATTGATGACATTGGCCGGGGTTGTCACGGTGTGCTGGTTCGTGGTGGTAGTGATGAAGAGCAATTCGGCTCCATCCTGACCGCCCGCTGAAGCCGGGCCCGCTACCGGGGCTCCGAGGGTCATGGCCGCTACGCCAGCGTAGGTTACGAGCACAGTGCCGGTGATGATGCTGATGACCGCAGTCGCCGAATTCACCACCTGATCGGGCGTCATCGCTCCATGCGCCAGCGTTCCGGTAGTGTTGAACGTCGGAGCCGCTGTTGAATCGCCAGAAAGCCCAGCGTCAACTACGCTCATTGTTGCCAGCGTATTCAGCACACCGCCATAGCCATTCGGCACGTTGGGGGTAAGGTTCGATGCAATCTTGCCCTGGTTTGCGCCGCCCGTCACACGGTACACGTCATAGACGGCACCGGGGATCGTGTTCCACGAGATGGTGTTGGATGCCGTAGCCGAGAGCGTGGCCGCGCCGGTAGTGATCGTGACAGTTGCGGGTACCGTTTGAGTGCCGAGCTTGGCGACCACGGCATACGTGTAGTTGGTCGAAGCGGGGGCCAGTGGTACGGCAATCACCACCGGAGGAGTTACGGGCACAGCCTGGACCGCCGTCACAAGAGCGTTGACGAGGTCTGTCTGCTGGGCTACCGCAGGGTTGGGCGACGTGCTGATGATGTTGAGATTTGACATTGTTTTGTTTCTCCTTTTGGTGGCTAGACGGTTCCCATACCGTCAGTTGGGAAAACTTCGCGGTGCTTATCCAGCATCGAGATGGTGGACGGATGCGCATCCTTCAGGAAGTAGTTGATCCGGTCAGGACCTACGCCGCTTCCGGTATCGCCTACTCGGGTCCTGTTCTTGAAGAGCAGCGCCGATTGCTGCATACAAGCCAATTGGAAGTCGTCAGGCACCATGTTCGCGTTGCTTGGCAGGACCGGAATCGCGCCCTCGCACCGCCAGAAGATGCCGCTGTCATTCGTGAGCGAGTTGCGCGTCTGGAGCCATGTTCCCGGCGCCGTTGCGCCCGTCGTGCCGCCGTTGACCGCCTCGTAGTAGAAGCCGCCTACCTGAATCTGCGCGTTGGCCAGAGTGACCGCCGCCGCTGTCCATCCCGGCAAGGTCAAGACTCCAAGCTGCCCCGGCGTCATAAACCCGCCAGAGTAGTTCAATGTGATGTTCTGACTACCTTCCCAGAAGCACTCATCACGTAGGTTGATGAACCAGTTGTCCCATGACAGGTGAGATGCTGAACCGTTCGTAGACGGGAGGATTACGTGTCCTGTTTCCCCGTAGAATCCTGCCAGTACGACAGACGAGACGTTCAGGACCGGATAGATCAGCGCACGCATTGAGCGCCGGCCATTCCCGTTCCGAACCTCGGCGAAGGTGCCCACGGCCAGGGTGCGCGACACGTAGCGGTTGATGCCGTCTGATACCGCAGTGATGATCTTTGTCAGGGCTGAGTCTGATGCGGTTGTTTGTCCCAAAGCGGGGCTTATGTAGTTCTTCAGGTCCGTCAATGTCGTCAAATCAACCGCATGAGGCATCTGCGTTACTCCACCTTGATGCGCGCGCTCTGCTTGCCGGCAACCTTGACTTCGCCCGGAACCGGCAAGTTCAAGTCCTTTGCGTTCGCGGCGATGGCGTCAAAGTCCGCTTGGCTCACCGTCATGCTGACCGGCGAAATCGTGAAGCCGATAGCCTGCAACTTCGGGACACTCTCCTCTTGCACGGTCACGAACCCGGTATCGTCTGCTTGGTAGTTCCTGCCATCGACAGAAACCTGCGAATTGCCTTCAGGACACTGCAATCTGACCATTTCATTCCCTCCAAACAATAAGGCAGGAGGCGTTTGGTTGCCGCCGCCTGCCTCATTGTAAATCCATCCGTAGGTTAGAACGTCTGGGTTCCAGTCGGCTGGTTGATGTTGGTCAGGATGGCGAAGGCCGGGGCGAAGTACAGAGCGAACGTCTCGTCGACATACACGCCGTACTCATTGCGCCGGGTGCGCAGAGGCCAGGACACTTGCACATAGTCCTGACGGACACGCGCTTCGAGGATGTTGGCCACTCCGCTCAAGGGATACGGAGAGCGATCAGACCAGAAGAGGATCGTGCCCGGGGGCAGGTTGGGGTGAGTCTCAATCGGCAGCGTGTTGCCGTAGATCTTGTTCTTGTAGGCGTTGACCGCGCGCCCGGCCACGATCTGAGAGCCGCTGCCCGAGTCCGCCTCAAACACCATGCGGAGACTGTTGTTGGTGCTGGCCGTGTTCAGGAACTGAGCGATGTTCGAGTTCAGGTCGGTGGAGCTGACCAGAATCCGGTCAAAGCCAATCTTGTACTGGTCGTAGGCAGCCTGGAATACGGCGTCGAACTCGACAATGCTGGTACCGGCAATCGTCAGGCCCGCATTGCCGCTGGCGCCTTGGAAGATCAGCGCGCCAGATCCCGCATATCCGAGAGTACCGCTGGCCACAACGGGCAGGTTCGGGTTGGTTGCCATGGCGGTGCCAGGAGCGGAACCGGACACGGAGCCGTTGATCTGGCTGAGAATGCCATCGGGCAGCAGGGTGTTGGTCGAGTTGTCCTGAAACGCGCCGTTGACCTGGAGAGCGGTGATCAGTTGATTGACAGTGGACGGGACCGAACTGAACTTCGCCTGGTTCGTGGTGGTAATGCCCTGGAGCCGGGCCGCGCCGGTCGTGGTCCCGAAGTACCACGCGTAGGCTACGGCGTTGACCACAGGGGTAACGGTGGCGGTGATGATCTGGCCGGCCGTCGGGGTGATGGTGGCCTGCGCTGAAGGCTGAGCCGATCCGCCGCCCACGTTGGTGATGGTTCCTGTGGTGCTGGTCAACGTGACCTGACCGGGGATGCCGTTCGCCATGCTGCCAGTGCGCCATCCCGCATGACTGAGGGCAACGCATACGAGGTAGTAGGGGACGTTGGAAAGCGCCGAAGTAGTGCCGGCGGCGGTCAAGGTGGGCGTGGGAGTGATACCCAGCGGGGTGGAGGCGTTGCCGCCGATGAGTGTCTGCTCCTCGCCAATCATGACACCTTGCAGCGTGGCCTGAATCGTCACGCCTTGAGCATCGGGCTTGAGGTTGAGAGCGGCCAGACGGGCTTCCCAAGACACGGAACCTTCGAGGCCCATCGTCTTGTAGCTCGCCAACTGGTCCTGAACCGTGATGGCGGAAGCGGCCGCACGCTCGCCCTCAGGGACGCCGATGGAGACATTGTTGACGTTGATGCCGGTGACCCTCTTCCAACGGTGCGCCGTGCCGCCATCGGCGGTGACGCGGGGGAGGCTGGAGATCAGCGGAATCAGCTGCTTGAACGGGTGCATTTCCTGAACGATGCGGCTCAGGTCGTACCACACCAGCCCCGTGTTCTGGTCAACAGTGTCGGCCTTTGCGAGAGTGCCAACACGCTCGTCAATGGCCTGCTTGAAAGTGTCGCTTTGCAGGAACTTCTCAAAATCATTCATCTCAGATTCTCCTAGTGCCGAGTTGTTGACTACGAACTGGAACCGCTGTGAACTGCGCTGACCGGTCTAGTTTCCGCCCAGGTCAATCTTGAAGTTGGGGTCGTTGATCGACTTCGCAAACCCGCTGCCGGGGGTGCACATCAGACCGAAAGCGCGGGCAGTTGCCTGCTCAGAGCTGCGCTGGTCGTTCGGGTCGGCCTCGGAGAGCGATTTGTTGATCATCCGATTGAAGTCAGCCTTGCCGTCGCTGGCCGGGAACACATCCCCGGTAGAACTGGCAACGAACAGTTTCGGGCGGCGGCCAGCAGAGGGCTGATTCTCAATCACAGACATCTTCCCCTTCAGGAAAGCGTTGTCGGCAATCAGTGGGGCGGTAGCTTCGGCCACAGCAGCCTTGACCATCGTCGCAATCGCAGCCGCCGAATATGGCGAATCGCCAGCGCCGCGGAAGGTATTGCCCTCAACTTTGCCTTCGGTCATACGCCGAGGGGAAAGCTCTTCGACGTTCTCCGAATCAGGCTTTTCTCCCAAGTCGGTTTCCGCCTTCTCGCTATCCCAGCCAGTCATGGCCTTACCAAGAGCAGCGTGAGCCAGTTCGTGATGGTCGGCAATGTCGTTCATGTGTCCTGAAAGCGCCGTGAGGTGCTTCTTGAACTCATCGCCGCCGTCGGCCGCTTTACCCATGCACTTGTGAAGGGCTTCAAGCTCATCGACCGCTTTGCCGTGGGAGGCCGATGCCTTCTTGATGTGGTCATCGGCCTTCTTGATGGCCGCCTTTTTTCCTGCCGTGAAGCGCTTCTGGAGGTCAGTATCCATGATGGTGCTCTCCTTTTTCTTGGTGCTGCCCGGCCAGTCGGTCGGCAGAAGGTGGGTTACGTTCAGCGCTTTCGCGCGTGCGACGATGTGAGACTTGGCTTTCTCGGGGTCCGATGCGCGGCCATGTGCTTGGATAGCATTCTCAAGATCCTTCACGGTCTGGATGGGGAAAGAACCGTCCGGGAGCGCAACCCCCGTGCTGCTGAGGTGCTTGCGTTCCTTTTCGCTGAACTCCCGCTTCTCAAGGTCAACGCCGTCCGCAAACTTGGCGGTCAGAGTGGCCATCTCATCGGCGGTCAGTTCGTCGGACTCAACAGGACTCGGATTCGGGTCCTGTGCGGCTTTGGCAAGGTCAGGAAGGGCAATCTTCCCCATTCCGAGAATCGTCCGGAACGTGTCAAGCGCTTTTTCCATCAAAGTCTCGTTACTGGTTTGATTCTCCATCGACCCTCCAAAGGCGAGCCCGCCGGCAATCTTGCATACGTCGATGCGGCAATCGGAGTTTGCCGGTCGGTCCACGAGGCTGATCTCTCGCAAGGAAAGCGCCTTGACCACATCGCCAACCTTCTCCAGCTTGGAACCGCCGATACTGAAGCCCTTGTAGACGCCTTCCTTGCACAGTTTCCATGCGGCGGGATCAACGATCTTGGCACCGATGTAGAGCCCTTTGGCGTCAATGTGGGCCTCTTTGGTCACGCCAACGGCATTGTTGGTGTGCATGGTCCTGATGTTCGCCCACTTCATGTAGTCGGGGAGGGCGGCCTTGATGGCGTCCAGCGGAACAATCTCCCCTTGCAGGTCCTTCGATGGTGTTGAGGCGTAACCCCATACCATTCCGCTCTGCGCGTCCACCTTTTCAATCGGGAGAAATACGCTAAAATCGTCCATCTGTCTCCTGTAAACGCAAAAAGGCCCGGACGATTGAGCTTTGATAAGCCGTCACGTCCGAGCCAGATTGTTTCTGAACCCGTCGATTGAGATATTACCACAGCAGGACAGATGAGCAGTTCAGAGCAAAAAGAGCCCGACATCTTAGCAGGATGCCGGGCAGGAGGACCATGTGTTCCAAGGAGGTCGCCGGTACCACCGGTCTACTCGGATTCTACAGCATTGACGAACGGGGTCCTGCCAAACACGCAAAGCGGATCGGTGCCAGGGACGAATATCCGGCAGAGGTTGGGCCTCGTCTCATAGATTCCGCAACGCCCATCTGGTGTCAAGTTCGGGCAGTCATAGTGGACTGAAACGTAAACCTTTCCCGTTTCGTCATCGTGGAACTTCTGGTTTATGGAGGTTGCTTTAAAGTCCAACCCTCTTTCGTCCACCCACTTCTGAGCGTCCTGTTGCCAGTTATCAATCCAAAACGTTTCAGGAAGCATTGCCCCATCTGCTCTAGGATTGTGGTAGTTCAACTGAATACCACTACAGCACGCCCCAGGCTTTGGACATATGGAGCAAAGTTGCATTGCAGGATGAAGGATCGGAAGAAGATCACTCATTGCTTGCGAGTCCCCAGCGGCTTGATGCGCGGATCGCTGTTGGGTTTCATCGAGAGTGAAATCTTGTGTATTTTCAGGTTCGTGATAGTCCTGATCTTGTTGCCGTCAGGCTTGACCGGGTCGCAACCGCCGCCGATGGCCGGGATGTACCAAAGCGCCTCACCTGTTAGGTCTGTGCTGTCAGGGATGGTGATCTTTGCTCTCACCGTGTTTCCATCGACGGAGAGGGATGCCACGCCGATAGACTTCGAGATGTCGAAGTCTTTGACGACGCGAACAGGATTCGTAAACGACACATTCTCGATTGAGATGGAGTCGTTGTCCTGATCCACTGTGCCGTCTGCAATCAAAACCACTGCTTCATATTCCACGGTGTTACCTCCACAGTCCGAGCTTCTTTTCTGTTTGCCAGCCTCCACCGCTCATCTGCAAGCATCCGTGTACTGGTCGCTGATGGTGACGCCGGACTCTGTTGGTGAAGGATGCCCGTTGTCTGTGCAATCTGGATGTCCCTCAATTCCATCCCAAGTGTTTGGATGCGAATGAACGCTAGTCGGGACCGGATGAATCATCGCAGCCAAGAACCACATCACGCACGCGAGCGCTAAAAGGATAATTACCTGTTTCATTGGCCCACCTCCACAGTTGCCACTTCGCCCAGGTGCATCCCGCCGATCATGACCCTATCGGCTACCTCTTCGAGTGTCTTCTTGCGGTACCAGACGAAGTTGAAAGCTCCTTTGCCCACCTGAAACATGCGAAACTCATCGTTCGGGAACTGCGTTTCGAGCGAGTCGGCTACGCGGGAGAGTACATCGAATTCGCCGCCGGGCTTGAGCACCTTTCCTTTGCCGGCTGCCAGGAGGACGGTCTTGTGGGTCCTGTTGCCGGGTGCAAACATCTTGATGGTGAGCTTCTTCACTTCGACTCCTTGTAAATCTTCCACTGTTCGGCAAGCCACTCAGGACTTACCGGAGGCGGTGTGTTAGTTGGCTGCATGTTAACCTTTCTGCGATTCAAGTCCTGATTCTGTCCCATTGCTTTGTGTACGGCAGCGGGAGTAATGGTGATCCTTATCGCTTCATCTTCCGGATCGCTCACGTTGAAATGCTTGTGCATTCTGCGCAGATTGATCTTGTGGATCAGGGCCTTGGCAGATATGCATAGATCCTTGCATGCGCAATATGCTAGGTTCCCCACTACGCACACCACAAGCCATTCCCACGCCTGCATCGTAAGTGGCATCGTCAGGATGTTCATCCTTCCACCCACTTCCCCATCCCCTTGGCTACAGCGATGGTCGCCAGCGTCGTGCTGCGCACCGTGGCGATGGTGCCGAGGCTTACCACGCGCCCTTGGCTTTCCAGTTCGCGCATGATCTGCGCTTGGTTCCAGTCGGTATGGAGAATCACCAGCGCGCGGACGGCATCGGTTGCGGTGTGCTTGGGGGTCAGAGCGTGCGGCGAGTCATGATCTCCGAGATGAATCGGTCCAAGAGTGGCGTCGGCGAGTGTTGCGGCCGCGTTATCCATCTCTTCAGCGCCATATCCGCACTCGCCCACCATGGCAGGATTGAGCGGCCATCCGGCATCCACCACAGCATCTACGATATTCGGTATGCTGGACGCTTCATCAATGATGATCAGTTGCGGATTGAAGCCGGGGCACTCTTCCGGGTCCTGTTGCGCCTTCACTCGGATAGCCTGGGCGTTGTACCAGTCCTGTGCTTCCTTGCTCAGGCGTTCCCAATCGTTATCTGACGCCTTGGACACGGCCAGCACAAGGCGCCGCAGGTAGTGGCCGTCAGGCTCGCCCTCGGCCTGGGGTAGAAACGCTGTGCCGGCGGCCGCAAGCAGTTCACTGTAAATGGTGGTCAAGATTGCATCTCCTGTTTCTTCCTGCCGATCAGGCTTACGAGCAGGTTGCATTGGGTTGGGGTGAAGGTCTCGTGTCCCGGCCAATTGGCCTCGATCAAACGAAGAGTTTCGATCATCGGCCAGTGGGTTTTCTCGAAAACCTCATCCATGAACTCAGGAAGCGTCAACGGCGTGCCGCCCCTTCTGCTTTCAGATAGATAAAGGGTTCGATCGTTGGTCCTGCTGGAGGGTGGGTTCCGTACTTGGCGATGAACTCGTCTGAAAGGCGGAAGGGGCAGGACTCATCGTGATCCTCGAACCCTCCGCACAATGAACAGTCGCCATCGCCATTTTCACGGCTCCTGTCTTCTTGCAGAATCCTGACAATAGCCTCCGCTTCGGCTTGTCTGTTGGTTGCGTACAATGTTCCTCCTTTTGAGTCCTGTTAAGGATGGTAATCAGCGGCAGGATGCCCAACCGGCTCGCACAGGCTGGGCACTGCTCTGGAGAGTCGCCAATCGCATCACAATCGACGCACAGGTAGGCGTTGCGGAGGTTAACGTGCATGGCCCACCAGCCAGTGGGTCAGGAGCATGATGGGGTGATGCAGCTCCCATAAGCTCCAGATTACGAGTCCTGCCAGGACCTCAAAAGCGAATGCGTTGCGGATGCCAACGAAGAAGTTGAGTCCATCTTCGTTCCGCAACTCGCTGACGTTCGGTCCTTCGCCGAGTACGTTGGCAAGCGGATAGTGGTACTGGCCGGTGTGATCGAATCCAATGCCCAGCTCCTCATAGCCCGTTTCTGACCACTGGCGGTCAAGCTCTACCTGCCGACGGGTGGGTATTTGGTGCATATCCATCACTTCATTGGTGATCCGTTCTGTTTCCATCATGTCGAGCCTCTTTCTGTACTGATGGGATTATTAAACCACCACTCGCCGGGTTTATCAACATAAATATTACGCAGTTATTAAACTTTTCTGTTGACATGCGCACTAGGGGTGCTATTCTCGGTTTATCAACTAAACGGTTGAGTTTTATCGGAGGATTTGAGATGGAAAAACCTACACATTGCCCTGATTGCGGCACTCGTCTGGACGCTTTTGGATATTGCCCATACGCTCCACTCCGGCTAACATTGCGCGGCCTATCGTATTGCGGGAGTAATGATGATGTTACACCGCACCCTGAGATTTGCGATTGTGATCGGTGCCGGAGAACGCGCGCGGTGCTGGCAAACTAGATCTTGATTGACCACTTCCCAAACATCAACCGGAGCGGGCGGCCATCTTCCCATATGATGGTCGTCTCTCCGTAGAAGTCCTGACAGGGAAGTAACGGCCTTAGTGCCTGGGCAGAGCGCAGGATAGCCTCTGCGGTGGTCGGCATACTCTTCAGCGCCGACTCTTCATCGAGTTTTATGCGTCCTGTTGCCGCCATCTATTCCTCTCCCTCTGATTCGCTATCGTCCTTCGCTTCAGAATAGCCGATACCGTCCCTACACGCAGGATGAAATGGGGGGCAGTCATCTCCAGACGGGAAATCCTCGTCGATAGGGATGAGACCCGCATCTGCATTTTCTTGGCACTCTTCACAGCACCCCTCGCCAGGGAAACTCTGCTTGAACTTCTGCCCTGTGCCTTTAGCCGCCTCATGCTTGCCGTGGTTGTAGGCGTACATGCTTTCGGTTCTGCTGATGGTCAGAGCGCGCGCCGCACTGAAATCCTCGCTTTGGAGGATGTTGTGCTGAAGTTCGGTCGTCGTCCATCCTTCATCGACCGACTTGCTTATCAATTCTCGCAGGTTCTCGCGCGTCGTCTCTGTGATGGCGTAGCGGGCATCGGGATTATCAACGATCTCGCCCTTGTCTGTGATGCGCTTGCCCACCAGCTCCGCGCCGCGCTCCCGAGCCATCTGCCGCGCCTCGTCCAAGACTTTGGTCCACATGTCCGAGTCTTCTGCAATGCCGCGGTCGGTCAGGAACTCTGTGGCACCTGCAACTGCATCAGTCTCAAGGTAGGGCGTTACCTCTGGTATTAGGTCACCCCAGTCCACCAGAACGTCTATCGTGTCCTGATGCTCTGGCTTCTTCTTCGCGGCCTTTGCCAGTTTCTCGACAGTGAGTCCTGCTGCCGCCTCTTTTCCTTTGCGCTTGAGGTAGGCCGCTAGTACCTGCTCCAGTGACTTCCCCGCTTTGCTAAAGGGCGGTCGGATTCCGTCCCGGCCTCCTTTTGCGTGGGAGTGGGCTTGCTGGTACTCTTTCCTGATCCTGAAGGCCCGCCAGACGCGCCAGGTGCTGCCACGGTAGGCATCGCCGTCTGCGCCGCCAGGACCGCCAGAGGCATCCAGCTGGTGCCAGTCTTGACCATCGGCACGTCGCCGCCCTCTACCGCGTCCAATCCGTCCCGGTCCCGTAGTTCGTTGATAGTTCTGGCGCCAAGAGATGTGTTGGACGTGTCGATGGTAGCCTGGTCAGTCGCCGCTACCTCCTCGTTCTGATCGAACGCATGTCCAATGTCATCCCATCCCCAGCCGAGAAATATCAGGCGCTCCATAAAGCTGGACCACCAGAGCATCTCTCCGTTGAGCCCTTGAGCGCGCATCTGCTCCTGAAGCTGCTCAGAGTTGGCGCGCGGCTCAGGCTCCTTGATGTAGGGCTTGGGGTCGGTCCTGAAGGCGCGGCAAACGATGCGGGCCATCCACTCGTCATATTCCGACTTAAGCAAGTCGCCGGCCGAGCCCTTCATCTCGAAAGGTTTGCCACCGCCAGGGATGAAACGCATCTTGGACTTGAGCTTCAGATTCCCGCTCATCAGCGCGTCGAAAGTTCCCTGCCAGAGGGCAATTTGCTCTGCCGTGTTTCCTGACCAGCAAGCCTTCCCGTTGCGGCGAACGTAGAGTATCCCGTTCGGGACACTGACACATCCGATCATGCCCGAGTATTGCTCTGAGGCAACAGAGAAACGCCGCATTTTGCTATCGCTCATGCTCACGATATAGCTGACGTGGTTTGTATTCCCTTCCCTGTTTCCTTCAAACTTTAGTTTCCTGCCACGCCTATCGTCCTCGGCTATAGTCGCCGATTTCCCCGTTTTCTGTACCAACTCCTGCAATTGATCCGCCATTTTCCGGCTGGACGTGTAAATTACCGGAGCTGTCTTTGATCCATCTCCCAAAGCGTAGTAGCGAAGAAAGATCTCAATCTGGCGCGGGGTTGCATTCATGATCTCAGCGGGTACATATTTCTCGCTAGCGTGTCCAAACTTTGATAAATATCTGCCGAGTGGAGCGTTGCAGA